CTTGCGGTTCATGCCGTGGCGAAGCAGTGCGAAGCCCGTGGCATCGAGGTCGTCGGCATATCCATCGACGGCGACGTTCACGGCTGCTTCGACCATGAAATCAGGGTGAACCAAGGCGACGACATGAGCGCGGTCGGGCTCGGGCTTCTCGCCCGGGCGCTTGAAGCCCGCGGGCGAGCGGCGTAATGGCCGCGCTCCTGCTGGTGCTGGTTATCCTGATCGTATGGGCAGCCGAGGCATAGACGGCCCGCCATTGCGTTTTTTGCCTTGGCCCGCAGGGGAAGCACCCCCTGCGGGCTTTTTCGCGTCTATGGGGCTTCCAGGGGCTGGTGTGAAGGTGCTATTCGTGGCGGCATGGCAAGAGCAAGACCAGCATGGCGGGCGCCGATGACGCGCCATCGCAAGGGCCAAGGCCCTGGCATGCACGCGGCGACACTCGCCCGGCGAACAAGCTTTTCGGATTTCTCACCAGGTTCGGGGCGGACGCAATGCCGTTGCATTGCGCGTTCGACCGGCGAACGGTGCAGGGCCGATGCGGTGCAGGGCGCGACGGCGTGCCGGGCACATCACGGCGTGACGGGCGCACTCGCGGCGGCGCGCTCGCGAGATCCGCGAGTAAGGCGAGCGGCGAGCGGCTCGGCGGCGCGTCGCGCGCTTGCGGTGATTGCGTTTGCGGCGATCGCGGACGGCGAGACCGGCGAGCCTGGCGACGGGCTGGTGGCGATCGGACGGAGAGCGTTAGGGTGTCAGCCGACTTGAAGGCGATCGCGATCGCTACTTTGCGAGACGTTGCGGGCAACGCTAAAAACCCAGCCGCGGCGCGGGCTGCAGCCGCTCGGACGCTCCTCGAGATGCTCGGCGAAGTCGGAAGATTGCAAGAAAAATCAGGATTGAAAAGCGAGAAATCGCTAGTTGAGATGACATCAAGCGAGCTCGACGGCGAGCTCGAGAGGCTAGCTTCGCTCGTGACGCCGCGGGCACGGGCACCACGGGCACAACGGGCACGGGCACGGGCACCATATCGGCTCTTGTGAGAAAGCCTAGTGTTTCCAAGGGGTTAGTCCATGCCCGCGGGCACGGCGGCCGCGGCGCGGCCGGTGCCGACCGTCGGCCCCCTGGCCGCCCCCGCGCCGAGCGCCGGCGACGCTGACACCACCACTCAGAAAATTTCCAGGAATATTAACTTTTCGAGTATGGTGCCCGCCCATCCACTGGCGAAGGCGAGCACCATCGGATGGGCGTCGAACGGATTTTCAGCTTCTCAGGGTGGGACAAGGATCACCCGTCGGATCGTCTCCCCGGCGAGCGTATCGACGCGCAGTTCGACGTTTTCAGTAACGCTCTTCGCGAACTCGAGACGCGCGTCTCACGCCTGCTCCGCGATGACGGAAAACTCGCGCATGACTTACTCACCGTCGAGAGTTTTCCTCCCGAGCTCCACACGGAGATGGCCCGAAATATCCTCGCCGAGGCGCGTGCCGACCGCGCCGTCGCCGACGGGATCTTCGCGTCGATCAAACAACAACGTCAGGCGGTCGAGACGAGCCTGGTCGAGGCCCGGACCTTCGCTGCCCAGTCGGCGCGCGACTTCGCGCATAACCTCGGTCTGGTTCAGCAAGTCATCGCGGTGCAGGAGCATCTGCGCAATCACGTCATGCCCTTGGCCCGCCAGGCCCGCGACGCCGCCGCCACCCTCACCGAGAGCGAGAACACCGTCACTTTGACGCTCGCCGCCGCCGAGAACTGGGCCGACGTCTCGATGGCGTGGGCCGAGCACATGCCGGATATTTTGCCGGCTAACATTCTCGCGACGAACGCCATCACCGGCGACCACTGGTCGGCGCGTTGGTGGGCGAACCAGGCCGCGTCCGCCGTCGGCGGGATGTTGTATCGCTACTACTACGGCCCCTCGGCGGAGCCGCCCGAAGGCCAGCCCAACGGGCAGCCGTTGCAGCCCGGCTCGATCTATTTCGACACCGACACCAACATCATGTACGTCTGGAACGGCGCCTCGTGGCAGCCGTTCAACACCCCGACGCCTGCCGCCACCAGCACCCTCTACTACAAGGCAGTGGCTGGCCAGACGGTCTTCCCGCTCACCGTCAACGACCTTTTCGGGCACAACGCCACGCTCAATCCGGCCCGCCAGCAGGGCATCGTGGTCTACGCCAAAGGCTTGCGCTTGCAGCTCGGTGGCGCCAGCAATCCCACCGGCGGCTACACCGTGAACACGGCGACGTCGACCATCACCTTGACCACCGCCCTTGCCGTCAACGACACCCTCACCGTCGACGTCCTGCGTGACCCGTCCGAGCTTGCTCCCGCTGGTCTGATCACCGTCGCCAAGCTCAAGAAATTCGCCTTCGACGGCGTCGCCACGACGTTCGCCTTGCTCGACAACCTCACTTCGGCGGCGGTGGTTCCGGCGGGCGATGCCGCCCAGCTCAAGATCGTCGTCGACGGCGTCGACCAGGAGCCGGGCACAGACTACGTCCTCGCCTCGGCTGGCGCTTCGGTCCAGTTCACGTTCACGCCGGCCGCCGACGCCAAGAACTTCGCGGTGTATTTCCACGGCTGAGAGCCAACCATAGCCCGGCGGTAGATACCGCCACACGGGAGAGGTAGATACCTCGATGGTCAATAGGGTTCAGACGTTTCGCAGCTCCGTCGCCGGTGCCCGGCCTTCTGGCCGGCCGCCAGGCGAGCTCTACACGAATTTCGCCGACAACCAGTTTGGCGTCATCAGTCCGGCGGCAGTAGCCGTCGATCTCGTCGCCGTGCGCTTTTTCGCGACGACGGCGAACTATGCCATCGGCGACTACGTCATTCAGGCGGGAAATCTCTATCGGGCGATCGCGGCGTCCGCGCCGGGAGCGTTCGTGCCGGCGAATTGGTCGAAGGTGCAAAGCGCGGCGGACATCGCGACGGGGTACTTGCCTTTGGCCGGCGGCACCCTCACCGGGGCGCTGATCCTCAACAGCGACCCGAGCGTCGCCTTGCACCCGGTGACGCTCCAGTACCTGCAAGCCCAGCTCGCCCTCTACTACCCCAAGACCGGCGGCACGCTGACCGGCAATCTTGCGGTCAATCCGGCATCGGGTGCTGCAAATATAAACATCAGTCCAAATGCTGCTGCACAACAAGCCCTGATCAACTTTTTTCAGGGGGCGTTGAAGTGGCAGTTGGGCAAGCAGAACGACGATAGCTTCCTGCTTTACGACGTTGCCGCCGCAGCCTTCGTCATCAGCATACCATCGAACGGTACGACGGTGATTTTCGGTCGCAGCGTTATACTCAACGCCGACCCGAGCGTGGCTCTTGGCGCAGCGACCAAGCAGTACGCCGACACCAAGGTCGCCAAGGCCGGCGACACCATGACCGGCAACCTCACGCTCAATCCGCCGAGTGCCGGTGCCAACATCATCATGAACCCGGCGGCTGCCGCGCAGCAGGCCCTTATCCAGTTTCAACAGTCGGGGTTATCGAAATGGCTGTTCGGGAAGCGGTCTAACAACGATTTCTATCTGAACGACCCCGCCGGCAGCGACGTGTTCAACGTGCCGTCCGGCGGCGCGACGGTTACTTTTGGAAAATCGGTCTTATTGAGTGCCGATCCGACTGCCGCCCTCGGCGCGGCCACCAAGCAGTATGTCGACAACGCCGTGCTGCTGCCCGGCGTGATCCTCGCCTATGCCGGCAACGTCGCGCCAGTCGGATATTTCCTCTGCAACGGCCAGAACGTCAGCCGTGCGAGCAATCCGGTGTTGAGCGCAATGCTCGCTGGACTGACGCCGGCTTATCCGTTCGGAGTGGGGGATGGCTCGACCACGTTCGGTGTTCCCGACCTGCGCGGTCGCGTCCCGGTCGGCATTCACGACATGGCGGGTTCCCCGACCCCGGCGCGCATATCCACGGCGACCATGAGCGCGCTGACGCTCGGTGGCATCGGTGGCGAGGAAGTCCATGTGCCGACCCTGGCCGAGATGTTCGCGCACTTCCACACTTCCACGTTCCGCTCCAACTCGAGCAGCACGCAGACGTTCACACCCTCCGGCGCCGCGCCGGCCGGCGTGTCTTCCGACATCTCGGACACGAAAGGCAGCAGCGCCGCTCACAACAACATGCCGCCAGCGCAGTTGGTCGGCTACATCATGAAGGGGGGATGACATGGCCGCGCTCGAAATAATCGCCGACACCTATCAGGCGCTGACTTATGACCTACAGGGGGCCATCGACCAGTACACGATCGAGCTTGCAGCTCACGCCAGCACCGTTGGCGTGGCGGCGCCGGGGGCGACGATGCTGGTCGAGGCGATCGTCAAGCACCACGACGGCCTGTTCATCATCGTGCCGTCGCCGGCCGCCCCGGAGAAGCAGCCGTTGCCGAAGGATGCGAAATATTACCGTTCGCCGGAAGAGCGGGCGAAGCTCACGGGCGAAACCGCTTGAGCCAGTATCGGGGGTCGGTGGCGCTGGTCCTCGCCTTCACGCTCGGCGTCGTCCTGATTGTCATCGTCGTTGCCGCGGCTCTGGGTGTCCGGGTCAACGAACTGACCCGCGATGCCGCGATTGGCGCGGTTGGTGTTATGGTGGGAGCGCTGGTCACGTACCTGGCGAGGAAATGATATGACCGCCGACGTCTGGACCCCGATCGAATTTCAGAAGCGTCTCGTCGAGCACGACTACCCGCTGCCGATCTACGGGGCCGACGGGGATTTCGGCGAAGAGACCATCGCCGCCTGCGAGCGCTGGTTCGCCGACGGTATCGACCTGGCGGTGCCGCCACTGCCCGGACCGCCGCCCGGCGACACCCTCGTGCCCGACGACTGGATGCCCGAATGCAAGATGGAGCGGATCATCGTCCACTGGACCGCCGGCAGCTACGCCGTCTCGGCGACCGACCGCGAGCACTACCACATCATCGTCGGCGGCGACGGGGTCCTGGTCAGGGGCGACAAGCCAATCACAGCGAACGTCTCGACGTCGGATAACGACGGTTACGCTGCCCACACCAAAAATTGTAACTCAGGTTCGATCGGGATCTCTGTCGCCTGCATGGCCGGCGCCGTCGAGAGCCCGTCGTTCAACCCCGGCGCCTACCCGTTGACGCAGCGGCAGTGGGCGACCGCGGCCGAGGTCGCCGCCGAACTCTGCAAAGCCTACGGCATCGATGTCGGACCGCAGACGGTCCTTCAGCACGGCGAGGTCTCCGACAATCTCGGCATCTCCCAGGATGGGAAATGGGACGTGCTCAAACTGCCGTGGGCACCGGATCTGTCGAAGGATGAAGTCGGCGATCAGTTCCGCGACCTGGTGACGGAGCGGCTATGACCATCGGCACCATCCTCGTCATCATCCTCATCCTCGTCCTCGTCGGGGCGATCCCGTCATGGCCGTATTCCCAGAACTGGGGTTACGGTCCGTCCGGGGTCATCGGCGTCATCCTGCTCGTCTTGTTGATCCTCGTGCTCCTCGGGAGGGTGTGATGTCGATCGGGTTCATTTTCTGGCTGGTCATGATCCTGTGGTTTTTCTCGTGGCTGTTCTACTGGCAAGCAGGGTCCGCCTACCCGTGGGCGATCCACGCCAATGCCCTGATCTTCTTCGTCCTCTTGTTTTTGCTGGGGTGGAGAGTTTTTGGCTTCGTCATCCAGGGAGCTTGATGGTGTCGCAGGCGTGGGAAGGCCCTGTCGGTTATCGGACGCATGTCGGTCGTGGCATGGGTGGTCCGGAGTGGCGGATGAAGCTCAACCGACGCGGCGGTCCAGTGTGGTGGCACCGCTGGCTCGAAGCGTGGTGGATCGTCACCGGGAAATGGTCGCTGCATCGGGCATGGCAGGCGGGCAAGGACAAAGGCCACACCGATGAAATTCAACGTACCCTCCGAGGTGGAAGATAGGAGACTGGAAATGAGCAAAGAGAAAACCCCTGATCCGAAATCCCCGGAACTCGACGAGAGCGGGCAGGCACCGCCGGCCGGCGGGTCCGTAGGCCCTCCTCCTTCCCAATCGCCGTTCGAGCCGGTGCCCGAGCCAGAGGCCGAGAAGACGCACAAGAACGAGAAGGCGCACGAGAAAGCGCCGAAGGATTACGACAAGGATCACAAGGCGAAATGACCATGCCCGAAGCCGTGGAAAGGGCGCCGCCGCCCGAAATCACGCCGTCCATCATCGACGGCACCGGGCTGGGGCTGAACGCCTCCGAGGTGATCTTCATCCAGGTCCACCAGCACCCGGTGGTCAAGGCGATGAAGCCTTACCTGCGGGCCGCCGACCGGCAGCTCGATGCCGGCCAGCCGGTCAACACCGGCCTGCCCGTGGTTTCCGGCACCGGCACCGTCGGGCAGATCCTGACGACGACCAACGGCACCTGGCTCAACACCCCGACTTTCACCTATGCCTGGTTCAGGTCGGGCGTCGTCATCGCCGGCGCCGCGGCGGCGACCTATACGCTTGTCGCTGCCGACAGCGGCAAGGCGGTTTCGTCCGTCGTCACCGCGACCAAGGCCGGATTGGCGGTAGCGGCACCGTCGTCGAACTCGATCGCGGTGGCGTAGAACCACATGGCCCTGACCCCGGCCGAGGCGGCCTTCGTCGCGACGCACGAAGTGCCGGTCGTCAGGGCGATGAAGCCCTACCTCGACGACAATCGCGAGGCGTTCCTGGCGACGGCACCTCGCTGCACGGCGCTGCCCGTGGTTTCCGGGGCGGGCACCGTCGGCGCAGTGCATTCTTGCACGACGGGCACCTGGCTCAACGCGCCGACTTTTACCTACCAGTGGCGGCGCAGCGGCGCTCCGATCGCTGGCGCGACGGCGTCGACCTACACGGCTGTAACTGCCGATGCCGGCATGCGCCTGACTTGCGTCGTCACCGGAACCAACGTCACCGCGGCGGTTTCCGTCGCCTCGGCGAACGGGATCAACATCCCGGCTCTCGACAACGTCGCCCCGGTGCCCGTCGCTTTTTCGCCTGTCGACAATCAAATCGGCGTCGCCGTCGGCGTCAATCTCGTCGTGACCTTCTCCGAGACGGTGACCCTCGGCACTGGCATCGTCACGCTCAAGAAGGTCTCGGATAACTCGACGATCACCTCATGGAACGTCGCCACGCAGGCGGGCACGGGTGCCGGGCAGGTCAACGTCGTCGGCGGGAACCAGCTCACCTTGAGGCCAGCCGCGGCTCTCGCTGATACGACGGATTTCTACGTCATCTGGGACGCCAACGTCGTCAAGGACGCGGCGAACAATCCCGTCGCGGCGACGGCCTCACCGAGCGCGTGGAACTTCACCACGGTCGTCTCCAGCGTCGTCGCCTTCAGCGGCATGCTCGACGTGCTTGGTGTGCCCGCGACGCGCGCCTACTCGACCCGGCGGCTGCGTGGTGGGCATCTTGGGCCGGCCATTCGCATCCGGCGCTCGAACGACAATGCCGAACTCGACATCGGCTTCGTCGGGGAGGGCTTAGATACCGCTGCGATCAGCACGTTCGTCGGGGCGAATAGCGCCTTCGTGACCACCTGGTACGATCAAAGCGGGACAGGCGATAATCAAGTTCAAGCGACTGTCGCTAATCAAGCGCGGATCGTGAATGCGGGGACGCTCGATACCAAGAACGGAAAGCCTGTAGCGTTTTTCGCTGATGCGACGGATAAGTATTCGGGTACCCTTACCACATTCACATCAGCGATGATTGGTAGTGTTCTTGCAACTGGTGCCGCTGGTCCCACTTGGCCAGGTAATGTTGGTGCTATTGGTACTGTTGGCGAGTTTGTACTAATGGGATCAACTGGATTGACCGGCTTTTATGCCGGGGTGTTGCCGGTGCATTCAGTTAATAACGGCGGCAATGCGACTGTGTTCGGGGGTGTATTGCAGCAGGTTAACAGCTCAAGAGCATCAGGGGCAAATTCCCACGTTTCACCCCTCCTTTTAGGCTCTACAGGTGGCGCTAATTGGGGGTCACCCGGGTGGATTGGCGAAGCTGTGATATTCACCACGCAGCTCTCTGCTGGCAATATCACTGCCATGTGGGCTAATCAGGCGACTTTTTGGGGAACGCCTAGCGCTACCGGCGAGACATTCTTTTACCCGACCCGCTACTTCGCACCGACGTACTACGCCAACCGCTATTTCGGATAGGAGGACACATGGCTGAGATCACTGTGCAGGAAACGCAGGTGCAAGTCCGCTTCAAGACCGAGACGGAGTTCGGGCTGTTTCAGGATGCGCTCTATTATCCGCCAGAGGTGTTCGCGGCCAAGAGCGAGGTGGACATCGAGGCTGAGGGACAGGCACGGGCCGACGCTTGGGTGGAGCACATCAAGAATCCGCCAGTGATCCCGCCCGACCCCGAATTCAAGGAGCGCGAGATCGCCCGGCTGACGCAGGTCATCAAGGAGTTGGAGGAGTACAAGCGGATCGGGATTGATCGGCAGATCATGCAGACGAAGGAAGAGCTTGAGAACGTGAAGGCCATGCCTGATGGCTAGTCGGTACTGGGTTGGTGGCGGCAGTAGTACCAGCTTCAATGCGGTTTCACCGACCAATTGGGCTGCGACCAGCGGCGGCGCGAACAATCAGAGCGTTCCGACGACCGCTGATGATGTGTTCTTTGATGCGGGATCGTCGGCGACTAGCAATTGGACTACCCTAGTAAGCATCAACACTCTGGATATGTTGGGCTACACCGGAGCTATTACCCAGAGTAATGGGGCCGGGTTTAATATTGCTGGGAATTTGTGTCGCTTCCCGGTTGGAGGGTCGATTGCTTGGGCTGGTGGTATCCGTTTAACATTCACATCGACTTCGGGGGTCATACTATTCTATAGCAACGGGAAGCAATTAGGTTGCGGCATAACCATCAACGGCGTTGGAGGCACGCTCCAGCTTCAAGACGCACTGAATTTGATGGCGTCTAATACGACGGATCTTACGCTGACCAATGGCACGTTCGATGCGAATGGCTTTAATGTTACGATAGGGCAACTATTATCGAGCGGCGCTAC